AAAAAGAGAAAGCATTATGTTTAGCCGATTTGAAACAGCCTTAAAGCTAACCGCACTTTGCTTGATTTTGGGCTTGTGCGGTTGGACTTGGTATCAATCTCAGAAGATAAGTAGCTTAAAGGCCGAGAACCAAGCACAAGCCCAAACCATTCAGCAGCAATCAGAATCAATCATCCAATTGAAAGCTGATATTGCTGAGAATCAACGTATCACGTTAGAGCTTTCTAAAGCTGAAAACGCATCAAGAGAGGAACAAAATGAAGTTCTTAATTCTATTCCGAAAGCAGAAAAGCAAAGTGGTGTATTTAATACCGCTGCTCCTAACAGTCTTATTAACTTCCTGCGCAAGTAAACCGCAAGTTGTACATTGCCCAGTATTACCTGTGGCTTATATGGCTCACTTAGATAAGACTCCTTTTAATGGGGGGAGTTATGGTGATGTTGCGCAATATGCTGTCATCTTAAAACGTGAACGTGATGTATGTTTAGAGCGAGTTGATAAGATTCGTGAATGGCAAACAGAGAAGTTAAGTAAATAAAAGGTGAGTGATAATACTCGCCTTTTTTATTTTGGTGGGAACTATGCCAGCAAGAATACCCAAAGCCTGCCGAAAGCAAGGCTGTAAGAACACAACAACGCATTCAAGTGGTTATTGTGAACTGCATTTAGGTTTCGGATGGCAACGACACCAACAAGGCAAGACGGCAAGCCAACGCGGTTATGGCTCACAGTGGAGAGCGTTGCGCACCGTCGCCTTAGAGCGTGACAAGTATCTATGTCAAGAGTGTTTAAAAAAAGGTAGATATGTTACAGCAACAACCGTTGACCACATCATAGCTAAAGCACATGGTGGCAGTGACAATCTTTCAAACTTACAAAGTTTATGTAATTCATGCCATAAATTCAAAACCGCAAGAGAGCGCTTGAGATAGCGTTTGAATTGCGGTTAATTCTACACGGGTAGGGGGGTAAATCTCTATAGGTTTCATCTATTGATACCGCCCGTTCAACTCAATTTTCACAACCGCGAAATTAAGATTTTGAGGTAAGCGCCAAAATGACAGGGAAGCACTTGTTCCGGGGCGTGGGCGCAAGCCTAAGCCTACGGCAGTTAAGAAACGGCAAGGCAACCCTGGTAAACGAAAATTAAACGAAAATGAATTGGTTTCTGAGCAATTAACGATCGACACCCCGCCGCCTGATGATTTGAATGATGATGGCATTGTAATGTGGCACTTTGTATTAAAAGAGCTTTGCCCGCAGGGTATAGTTTTGAAAACCGACTTAGAAACCGTTGCTAACTATTGCATTGCGTATCAGAACAGAAAAGCCGCTAACGCTGATATTAAAAAATTCGGTGGAACTATTGAGACGGAAAGCGGATTAAAGCGGAACCCTGCTTACACGACCCTGAAAGAAGCACTGGCTGATATGGCAAAATTCGGCTCGTTGCTTGGACTTGACCCAAGTAGCCGGAACCGACTAATGAGCAATGCCGATACGCAATCAAGCAATCCATTTGCGGAGTTATTCCAATGACCGACAATGTGAAAAAAGCGAACAAATACGCAAAGGACATTGTTTCCGGAAAAATCCCCGCTTGCCGACTGGTGATTAAAGCCTGTCAACGGCATTTAGACGATCTGAAAAATCAGAAAGACAAAGATTTTCCTTTTCGCTTTGATGAAAAACTGGCGGAACGGGCTTGTAAATTTATTCAACTTTTGCCACACACCAAGGGGGAATGGGCGTTAAAGCGCCAGTTAATCACGCTTGAACCTTGGCAGTTGTTTGCGGTGATGAATGCGTTCGGCTGGCTGAAAAAATCCAATGGATTGAGACGTTACCGCGAGGTTTACACCGAAATCCCTCGCAAAAACGGGAAATCGGCAATTTCGGCGGGCGTTGGTCTGTATATGTTTTGCGTTGATGGTGAATTTGGTGCGGAGGTGTATTCCGGCGCGACAACCGAGAAGCAAGCATGGGAAGTATTCCGCCCTGCCCGCTTGATGTGTAAAAAAAACGAATTGCTTTGTACTACATTTGGAATCGAAGTAAACGCATCTAATCTTAACCGCCCTGCCGACGGATCGCGCTTTGAACCGCTGATCGGCAATCCAGGTGACGGTGCCTCGCCGAATTGTGCGATTGTGGATGAGTACCACGAACACAAAGATGATGAGCTTTACACTACCATGCTCACCGGTATGGGTGCACGTCGCCAGCCGTTGATGTGGATTATCACGACGGCGGGTTACAACATTGAAGGTCCTTGTTACGACAAGCGCCGCGAAGTCATTGAAATGTTAAACGGAACCGTACCGAATGATGAATTATTTGGACTTATCTACACAATCGACGAGGGAGACGACTGGACAAGCCCAGAAGTGCTACAAAAAGCCAACCCAAATTTTGATGTTTCAGTTTATGCGGATTATTTGATAAGTCAGCAGAAACAGGCGATCAATAATCCACGCTTTACGAATAAATTCAAAACAAAGCACCTGAATGTTTGGGTATCAGCGAAAGAATCCTATTTCAATATGGTGAGTTGGGAGAAGTGCTACGATGAAACATTAAGTCTTGAAGATTTCCAAGGTGAAGAAGTTTTCCTCGGTCTGGATATGGCACGAAAGCTCGATATGAACTCACTTGTGCGGGTGTTTAGTCGAATTATTGATGGTAAACGCCATTATTACTGTATTTCTCCATTGTTTTTTGTGCCGGAAGACACTGTTTTTAGTATTGATACTGCTTTAAAACGAGTGGTGGATAAATACCAAAAATGGGTAGTCAGTGGGCATTTAATCGCAACCGACGGCGCGGAGGTTGACTATCGCGAAATCCTTGAATGTGTGAAAGACACAAACAAGGAACATCAAGTTAATTGCGTGGCAATCGACCCGCACGGCGCGATCGCAATCTCTCACGATATGGCGGATGAGGGATTAAACCCGATTACCATCACGCAAAATTACACCAATCTATCCGATCCAATGAAAGAACTGGAAGCGGCTATAGAATCAGGGCGCTTCCACCATGACGGAAACCCAATCATGATGTGGTGTATCGGTAACGTGGTCGGTAAACATTCTTCGAGGAATGATGACATTGTCCGTCCGGTGAAAGAAATACCGGAAAATAAAATCGATGGTGCCGTTGCGCTGATGATGGCAATCGGAAGAATTATGCTAAACGAAGATGACGGGATATTTATCCCGGACGAGGTATTAACGCTATGAGAGCATTATTTATTGATCTAATCGGCTTGATCGGATTGGGCGCATTATGTACCGGCGTTTACCTACAATATGGCGTCGCTGATACTTGTATTGTTGGCGGCGTGCTTTGCTTGTTATACGCCATTATCTCATCTCGGGGGCATAAATGATTTTTGATAAATTATTTGCTACGCGCTCCCTTGAAAATCCGAAAACGCCGTTGAGCGCCGAGGGGGCTTATGATGAGTTATTCAGCGGCGGACAATCACGCACAGTTAATGCCGACACGGCGATGAAGCTAAGCGCGGTTTACGCGTGCGTTTATGTGCTATCAAGCGCCATTGCTCAATTGCCGTTACACGTTATGCGCAAAGACGGTAAAAACATTGAGCCTGCGCGCGACCACCCGTTATTTTATCTACTCCATGACAGCCCTAATTTTTGGCAAACGTCGTACAAAATGCGGGAGTACGGACAAAGTGCGGTACTTTTACACGGCAATTCATTTTTACACATCGTCCGCAGCCGAAATGGTGAAATTAAATCGATTGAAACCCGTGAACCGTGGATGGTGCAGTTGCTTAAAAATGGTAGCCGTTATGTTTACGGCTATTACGGCGATGATGAGACGTTATCAATTACGCCTGATGACATGATCCACGTAAAAGCCCTTGGGACCTCCCTAAAAATGGGGAAATCCGTTATCCAACAGCACGCAGAAACGATCGGGCTAGGGCTGAACGCGAAAGATTTTGCGGGAAGTTTCTTTCTTGGAAATGCTCGCCCCGCCGGGATTGTCAATGTAAAAACGCCGCTTAATGAAAAAGCGTGGGAGAGTTTTAAGAAATTCTGGGATAAAGCCAGCGCGGAACGAATAGTAAAGAAAATAAAACAGTGCTTTTACCTGGTGAGCTTGAGTATAAAGCGCTCACGGTATCGCCCGTAGATACCGAACTGTTATCAATGATGAAGCTCAACCGCTCGGAAATTGCTGGGATCTTTAACGTTCCTGCGCACATGATTAACGACTTGGAAAAAGCGACATTTTCAAACATTTCGGAACAAACCATCCAGTTTATCCGCTACAGCTTAATGCCTTGGATCGTGAACTGGGAGCAGGAAATTAACCGCAAAGTATTCACGCAAGCCGAACGCAAGGCGGGTTATTTTGTGAAATTTAACCTCGGCGGAATCATGCGCGGCACGCCAACCGAAAGAGCGCAGTTTTATCACAACGCGATTACTGATGGCTGGATGTCACGAAACGAAGCCCGCACACTCGAAGACATGAACCCGGTTGACGGACTGGATGAATATCTTGTTAGTGTTAATGCGGCGCAGCAAGTCAAATCAGATCAGAAAAAGGAGAACGAACCTGATGAGTGATATTGAAAAACGATCATACGTTGGCGAAGTTCGGGCGGAAAGTAAAGATTCTGAACCAACTCACATCATTGGGTACGGTTCGGTTTTTAATACCCGTTCGCAATTAATGTGGGGGGGTCGCGAAATCATCATGCCGGGTGCATTTGATGACGTACTGGATGATGACGTGCGTGGATTGTTTAACCATGACCCGAATTTTATCTTAGGGCGCTCAAAAGCGGGGACATTATCGCTAAGCGTTGATGATAAAGGGTTGCGTTATGACATTATCGCACCCGATACGCCGACCATTCGCGATCTTGTTATTGCCCCGCTGCAGCGCGGAGATATTACCCAATCATCATTTGCTTTTAATGTCGCCCGTAATGGTGATGAATGGTATGAAGATGATGAGGGCGTAGTAATTTGCGAAATCCATAAAATTTCACGTCTTTATGATGTTAGCCCGGTGACTTACCCAGCATATCAAGAGGCAAACAGCACGGCGCGATCACTGGACGCGTGGAAAGAAGCCCGCAATAACGGTGATATTCAGAAAGCCGTACACCAGAAAGCCGCACGAGAGCGTTTTTTAGCGTTAATCTCTGGCAAGTGAACAAATTCAATTAAACCGACCTCACCATAAAAAGTGCGGTTTTTTTATCTCTAGAGGAAAACATAATGGCTAGATTACATGAGCTACAAGAAAAACGTCGCAATATTGCCGCGCAAATGCGCACTTTACACGACAAGATTGGTGATAACGCTTGGACCGACGAGCAACGCACTGAATGGAACAAAATGAAAACCGAATTGGACGGAGTAGATGCCGTAATTTCGCGTGAAGAAGAACTTCGTTCGATGGATGAAAAATTCGTCAAAGAACAAGAAGCGGCGGAAGCTGAAAAACGCGCTAAAAAAGACGGTGAAAAAACTTTATCCGTTGATGAGCGTCTCGGTCAGGCATTTAACGCATTTTTACGTAACGGTCTTACCAATTTAACGCCGGAAGAACGCCAAGCATTAAACGAAATGCGCACCCAAGGCGTAGGTGTGAACGATCACGGCGGTTATACCGTGCCGAAAGAAATGCAAACACGAATTGTTGAGCAGATGAAAGCCTATGGCGGTATCGCGTCCGTAGCGCAGATTTTGACAACCTCCGACGGTCGTACAATCGAATGGATCACTGCCGATGGCACAACCGAAGAGGGTGAGTTAATCGGCGAAAATACCGCTGCCACCGAAGCAGATACATTATTTGGTATCGCTAATCTTGGTGCGAAAAAACTCTCGTCCAAAATCATCCGCGTATCGAATGAATTATTGCAAGATAGCGCAATCAACATCGAATCTTATTTAGCTGACCGTATCGCTCAACGTATCGGGCGCGCTGAAGCTAAATATCTGATCCAAGGTACCGGTGCAGGTACTCCAGCGCAGCCGAAAGGCTTAGCGGCAAGCGTGATAGGCACAACTCAAGCAAAAACTGCTGGTGATGTTGGCTGGTTAGATGTTAATGCACTATTGCACTCTCTTGATCCAGCTTACCGTAACGTGGGTAATTCTCGTTTAGCCTTTAACGACAACACCTTTAAAGTGTTGAAAGAAATGGTTGACGCTCAAAACCGCCCGTTATGGTTGCCTGATGTTGCTGGCGTGGCACCATCTACCATTCTTGGTAAGCAATATGTTATCGATCAAGGGATCGCCGATATTGCCAAAGACGCGAAATTCTTGTATTTCGGTGACTTCAACCGCTTTGTGGTGCGTCGAGTGGCGTACATGACATTGAAACGTTTGGTTGAACGTTATGCCGAATTCGACCAAACCGCATTCTTAGCGTTCCACCGTTTTGACTGCGTGCTTGAAGATACCTCTGCAATTAAAGCGTTAATCGGTAAATAACCAATAAAGTGCGGTTAATTTTCGACCGCACTTTTCTTTTTCGGGGGCGTGATGAATATCACACTTGATGAAATCAAATTGCAGTGCCGAATTGATAGCGACGATCAAGACGATTTACTTCAGGTTTACCTTGAAGCCGCCAAAGCGACAATCGAAAACTACACCAACCGCAAACTTTACGACTCATTGCCAGACAATGCGCCTGATAGCGCACAGGAAATTACAGGTGATTTGAAAATAGCGATCTTAATGTTGGTGGCATATATGTTTGAAAATCGTGGTGGATGGAATGAAGGGCAGGGAGTGAGTAATTTTGATTTACCGCCGACTGTGAGAATGATTATTGAACGTTATCGGTTTATACACGTATGAACATCGGAAAATTACGGCATCGAATCACATTGCAGAAGCAGGTCAACACCGTAAATGACTACGGCGCTTCGGTGACAACATGGAAAAACGTTGCAACCGTTTGGGCTGATGTACGCCCCTTGTCTGGCCGGGAGTATTTCTCGGCTCAACAAGTGCAGTCGGAAGTCACTACGCAAATTTGGCTCCGTTATCTTGACGGGATTATGCCGACAATGCGGGTTAAGTTCGGTAAGCGTACTTTAGAGATTGTGTCGGTACTCAATACGCAGGAGCGCAATGTATCGTTGCAGCTTATGTGTAAAGAGGTGATTAATGGGTAGCATAACGGTTCGCGTTGATGGCTTGAAAGAATTGCAAAAAGCAATGCAAAGCCTTGGGCGAAAGACCTCTAATCGTATTGCCGTTAAAGCAATGCGTAAAGGCGGTGCAATAGTGCGTGACAAAGCGCGTATGCTCGCACCAGTCTTGAAAGAAAGCGTGCCGCACAGACGTGCAGGTACATTAAGAAAATCCATTCAAAGCCGTACGAAAGTTGGTAAAAGTGGTAGAACTGACACCTATATTTGGGTGAAGGGGCTTTCGATCAAGCAAGTGCTGAAATTCAAGGAGAAAGGCGGTAAATCCAGCGCGTACAATCCACGCGATCCGTTTTACTGGCGTTATCTTGAATTTGGCACATCTAAAATGCCAGCGCGCCCGTTTATGCGCCCCACCTTTCAGCAATCGAAAGATCAGGCGGCGCAATCCATCATTGACACACTGCAACAAGAAATAATCACGGAGGCTGGGAAATGACATGATCCAACAGAAACTTTTTAGCGCCCTGTCGCCTTTGGTGTCGGGGCGTTGTTTTTATGGGCTGATTCCGGAAACAAACAAGGCTTTTCCGGTGATTGTGTATCAATTTCCAAACATCTCGCCAAATTCAGCGCTGGAGGACGGCGATCTTGATGATTATCAGGTTCAGATTGACATTTACAGCCAAAATCCTGATGACATTTTCAGCCTTCGCAAACAGATTTTTACCGCACTTTCGGCAGAGTTCGATTTTGCGGAGCGTATGAATGATTTTAGCGATTATGAAGCGGATACAAAGCTACATCGTCGCGTAATCAATTATCAAATTGCTTACGGAGAATAAAACATGGCAACACAAACAACCCCTTTCCAAGGGACAAAATTTTATTTAGGTGTCGGCTTAAACGAAGAAAAAGCCGTTACAGCCGTTACGGTAAAACCGAATGCGACAATTACCGCAACCGGTCATGGGGCTAAAGTCGGTGATTTTGTCAAATTAACTGGTCTTGGCTCTCTTGATGGTTATTACCCAGTGAAATCCGTTACAAACGAAAAAATTACGTTGGCTGATGAAGTGGATTGGAGTAACCAAGACGCGCCGACCTCTTTCACAACAGCAAAAGTTGCAACCGTTAAATGGTCATCTAACTTCTGCGCAATCAAAAACATTGAAGGCGACGGTGACACGCTCGGCGAAGAAGATGTGACAACCATGTGTAGCGAAGGTACCGAAACCGAAGCGGGCGAAATTGAGTATGGTTCAATTAAATTGACATTCTTCTACGCCCCGGCAACGCCAATGCAGCAGGATTTGCGTAAGAAATTCTACGGCAAAGAAACTTTCCCGTGGATGATGGTTTTGAAAAATAATCAAGGTTCGCTTTATGGTACCGGCTTTATCCAAACTTCACAAAACTGGAGCGGTGAAGTTAAAGGTAAGTTTGATTTTGGTGTAACCATTAAAAAAGCAAAACGTGACTACCATTTGCCGGTAGCTTAATCTGCGCGGCCGCACCTAAAAAGTGCGGTCATTTTTTTGAATGAATGGAAGAATTGAAATGAGTTTACGTGAAAAGCTTTTAGCAACAAAACCCAAAGTCGCACCGTTTGAATATAAGGGCGAAACTTACTATATCCGCGATCTATCTGTTGGCGAAAATAACCAAATTATTTACGGTCAGCGCGAACACTTAATTAAATTAGCCTTGGCCCAAGGTAAAGAATTAAATTTGGACGATGAAGACGAATTGCAAAAGCAATTACAAAACATTTACGATCCGAATGCTTTACCGCGTGGAATTGCGCTTCGATTATGTGATGAAAACGGCGTTAATCTGTTTAATCCTGACAGTGAAGAAGATTTGAAGCTGATTTCTAAACTCGGTGGCGGCATTTTTGATGCAGTGAATAAAGCCATTATGGGGCTTAATCCAAAAAACTCACCGACCGGCGCAAGTTCCAAATAAATCTTAGCCTTGCGTTGGGTAAAACATTAAGCGAATTTGACCAAATGCCCGAAAGAGAGCTTCAAGAATACGAGCTATTCTATCAAGAACAACCTTTCGGGCTTTGGCGGGAAGATTACCGCACCGCACAAATCAGCCACCTGTTGGCGATGATAAACCGCGATCCGAAGGCTAAACCGCCTGAACTCTCGGATTTTATGCCCTTTTACAAAGAAAGTGCGGTCAATGACGAAGAAGATGACGGCACGGCAGAATATTTAGCCAACCGCTAACCGACTAGAAATAGTCGGTTTTTTATTGCCTGTAAGATAGCGATGTACACGCGACAAGCGGTGTTTCCATTCTCCACTCACTGCTTCTTATAGACCACCTTTTTGTGGAGAAAACAGGAGAAGATATGCAAACATTAACTGCAGAATTTTTAGGTAAAGAAGTTACTTTAGTGGACAACAACGGCGTAGCTTATGTGGCAATGCGTGAGATTGTGGAAGGAATTGGGTTATCTTGGGGGACTCAATCAATTAAATTGAACGAGAATAGCAAAAAGTTCAACTGTTTCCATATCGAAACAGTTGCCCAAGACGGCAAAAATCGTGAAATGCTTTGTATCCCTATTAAAAAACTGAATGGCTGGTTATTTAGTCTTAATCCGAACAAAGTCCGTGCTGACTTAAAACAACGTCTTGAAGAATACCAAGAAGAATGTTTCCTTGCTTTATGGGATTACTGGACGGAAGGTGTTGCTCGCCGTGATGAAGTAAAACACAAAAAAGAAGCGTGGCAAGCGAAAATGGCTGACTATAAAACACGTTCAAGCCAAAAAGGAAAGGATTTGAATGCCTGTAAAAAAGAAAAAGCTGAACTTGAACGGGAGTTTTACCAAATTCAGCAAATGGAATTATTCATGGATATTTAAGGCGTGGCTATGACTACCATATGCGATCAAAAACATCACAGAAAGAAGACTTTATGTTACTTCTTAGGGGGCTTTGGTGGACTTTTAGGGGTATAGCTTTCTTGTGAGTATTCTTCAGTCATTAGAAACTTTCTCCGGAAATAAAAGCAATCAATTTTTGTCTACAAGATAATTCGATATTGTTCTCATATTCTAGCTGAATTTGAGTGCGTTTTTGTGCAATATCTTCAAATGCTCCCACAATTTTAACATCATTGGACTCAATATTTTTAAGTTCGGAATCAATATTGATATTACTATCTAAACGAATGCTAGAAATAATTTTTCCATATCGTTTATGTTGCTGTCCTGCTAAAAGTGCAGATTCATCAAATTTATAGACAAAATTGAGTGCAGAAACAAAAGCAATAATTAAGCCTGAGAAAAAGTTCCAATACTCTATATTTACAGTAGGGAAAATTTTAGTTAGGTTAATTGCTATAGATGAGCCGAGCAGAATCTGTATTAAAACTATCACACGAGAAATTCTGAGATTAAATGTTTCATAAATCTTGGTTAAGTTATGTGAATAATATAAAACAAATTTGCTATCAACATTCATAATTGAGTCCTTACTTTTTAGGTGGATTAGGCTTTGGTTGCGGCGGTCGTTTGGGAACATAGTTCTCATTAATCGGTTGTGCCATAGTATTCTCCTATGAAAAAATTGTATTGTGGTTGATTCATTATAATTTTAAAACGAAGAAAATCAATTCTCCTTTGTGTTGTGCTGACCTAAAGGCAAGTTCCCGATCTTGTAAAAATCGGAATTTAATTTGTAGTTGACGCAAGAAAGTTTGAGTAGTACTATTCCCCCATAGGTGTCGTAGCCTTAAATCCAAAGCGGAAGTCCGCACCCGACAGCATAGCGGTTTTTTTATGCGTAAAATTTGTGATCTCGTTTAGTTTTATTGCCATTAAGACTTAACACGCATAAACCAATTTCATCTATGCCGAGAGGGCGAGGAATAAAAGACCTTCGGGGAATAACTCCAGCCGACTTTGGACGGTTTACGAACCTCTTGGTCCCTATTTAGGGTAAATCTTAATTTCGTAAAAAAATCCAAAGGAGACATTCTATGTCTAATCAAACTCAACTCTCTACATTCAGCTTTGAATCAAAATCCATCCGCACTTTAGCCATTAACAATGAACCTTGGTTTATTGCCAAAGATCTTTGCGACATCTTAGGCATTAAAAACCCAAGTCAAGCCTTGGAAAATCTAGATGAAGATGAGCGGTCTATGTTTAACATAGGTCGGTCAAAAGTGCATGGTGGTGGCGGTGAAGTAAACATCATCAACGAAAGCGGAATGTACACTTTGATCTTACGCTGCCGTGACGCAGTGAAAAAAGGATCTGTTCCGCACCGTTTTAGAAAATGGGTAACAGCGGAAGTTTTGCCGGCAATTCGTAAAACAGGCAAATATGAATAGAAAACCACGGTAGATGATCGCACAGGTCTGCGCAATGCCGTGAATATGCTCGTGAGCAAAAAAGGCTTAATTTATTCCGATGCTTATCATTTAGTCCATCAACGCTTTAATGTGGAATCAATCGAAGATTTAACATTAGAGCAATTACCGCAAGCAGTAGAGTATGTTCATAGAATTGTGCTTGAAGGTGAGCTTATCACTGAACAGAAAAAAGATGAGCTATTCATCCGTGAATTTACAGAGCATGACCTACAACAGCTCGTTTGGGCATGGTTTGCTTTATTGCGAGGCACGGAACTTTGCCAAGTGCTTCACCCAGCATTAAAACAAATTGGCTCGCACTATGCTGCTTCCGTTTATGACATTGCTTACGAATATCGCAGTGCTCTCCGTCAGGCACATAACGTATTGACACGCATTACAGAGCAATTTGAATGCGAGCAAGGAAATAACTGGCGTGTCTTAAAACATCTTCGAGCCTATAACCCTAAAGCAACAGGCTTTCAGTTAGACATCCTATAAAACAACACAAAATCCGACCGTACTTTGGAAATAGGGGGCGGTCGTAAGGATAAAGTATGAGAAGAGATTGGGAATTAATTCGCAAAATCCTCATTAAATTAGAAAGCAAAGTGGATGACACTCCGCTTGATAGTGAAAGTTTTAGAGGGGTTTATCCTGAAAAAGTCATTTATCATTACAAGATTCTGGCACAGGCTGAATTAATTCAAATTGAAGATAGCTCCACAATGGGAGAAGAGGACTATTCGGCAATTAATCTTACTTGGTCGGGGCATGAATTTTTAGATAAAATTCGTAATGAAACAGCTTGGAATAAGATTAAAAGCATTGTAAAGACAAAAGGTGTAGATTTGTCATTTTAGGTAATCAAAACTGTTGGTCAAATCGTTATAACGTCATTATTTACAAAATAACGGAAGTGGCAATAAAGAATGTACTTTTTATTGCTATTTTTATATGTATTTTGTACATTAGAAGCATGAAATTAAACGTTGAAATGCTGGAGGGAATATGGAATTTTTAGAAAGCCTTGGTGTTGTTTGGCTAACTTATAAATTAAGAAGAGTCATTTTCCTTTTGGTTGTTGTTGGATATATTTCTTTTCTCGGTTATATGTCTTTCGGTGGTGGTTTGGCAGGTTCTCCGTTTTGGGTTTGGGGCTTGTTTGCATTGCTCAATGGCATTACCGTTTTAGTGATTGGAAATATAATTGAATTTAATGTTGAGAAATCTCAGCTGCACAAGTAATCGTTAATTAATTTTTAGAAAAGGTTCGCTTTGGCGAGCCTTTTTTTATGGAGTAAATATGGCTGGCAAATTAGGTTCACTGAATATTAATCTGGCTTTAGATTCAGTCCAGTTTTCGCAAGGATTGGAGCGAGCACAAAAAAGTGCGGTTAAATTTGCCACCACAACAAACAGCAATCTAAATTCGATTGAGCAGAATGTACAAAGGCTGACGAGAAGTATCCAAGGCGCGGATCGGTTAGTTAAGATAAATTTGTTTGCCGGCATTCCGGTAAAAAAAGTGTTGTCTTTTGCTGACGAATATACCGAACTTGGGAACCGCATTAAACTTGTAACGAAAGATCAGACGGAACAAGCGGCAGCAATGCGGGATATTTTTGACATATCAACCCGTACATATCAAAGCCTATCCGCAACCGGTCAGGTTTACACCAAATTAGCAAATGCAGAAGAGCAGCTAGGGCGCGCACAAAAAAACACGGCAAATTTAACGGAAACCGTTAATAAAACTATTGCGCTATCTGGTGTAAGTGCGGCATCCGCTGAAGATGGGTTATTGCAATTTAGCCAAGCGTTGGATAAAGGCGTATTAAACGGACAAGAGCTCACCTCAGTTATGACCCAAACACCGGCACTTGCGAAAGCTATTGCAGACGGTTTAGGCGTGCCGATCGGCGCCCTAAAAGAAATGGGTGAGAATGGCGAATTAACAGCCGAACGTGTTATTGGTGCACTTGAGAAAGTCAAAGATAAAATTGATATTGATTACGCTACAACCGTTACGACGGTTGGAAATGCGCTGGAAGTCTTAAACACTAAAGCCGTTAAATTTGTTGGTGAGTTAGATAAATCTGTAGGTGGTTCGGATAAGGTTGCTAAAAGTATTTTAGTTGTCGCAAATAACATGGATGCCGCCGTCGCCGCAGGATTGGCTCTTGTCGGTGTTTGGGGATCTATAAAAGTATCCCGTAGCATACACGATTATGCCTCTCAACGTGTGGCGATTACCCAAGAAAAACAACTTGCGCAAGCCGTACGCGAAAGAGCGGCGGCAATGACCGAAACTACCTCAGCAACATTGCGTCAGGCTACGGTAGATTATCAGGCGATGAAAGCACGCATTGATAATTTGAGAGTGGCGCAACAACAAACTATCGCCGAGCGAGAATTATTAGCCACACAATTACAAGGCTCTAACGCTTCTGCACGTGCCGCCGGCATGGTGCAGTATAACGCACTGAAAGAACAGGAGAAGGTAATTACTCAACAGCTTGTCGTAGCTGAGAGAGAATTAACGGCATCGAAACTGGCATTGCGAACCGCTTATGCTGAAAACGCAGTTACCCAAGCAGCGGCTAATGCCGGGTTGGCTCGATCAAGTATCTTGATGACATCTTACCGTGCGGTTGTGCGAGGAGCGACAGCTGAACTTAATTTGATGAAAACCGCGTTTTTATCAAATCCTATCATGCTTGGTGTTACTGTTGTTACAACATTAGCGGCGTTTGCCGGATATTGGTTAAATACGGCTGACGCGACAGAAGAAGCCACTCAAAAGGCCAAAGAATACACACAATCAATCGATACTAGCAAAGAAGCGCTACAGCAGATGACCGCCGTAGCGCTGAATAAGCAAGTTAAAGATCTTGAAGAAAGTCAGGTGGCATTTAAGAAAAATGTCGAGGACAAAAAGCGCTTTGAAAAACAGATTGAATCATTGAATAAAGGTTGGGAGAACTACGGATCTGATAGCTGGTATCAGTTTGAAAGCGAAGCAGAGCAACGTAAGAAAATCCAAGATAAGCTAATTGATTTAACTTACGAACTTGAAAATGCTCAAAAGGATTTAGATAAATCAACCTAGCAACTCACGGCAACGCAAGACGAACTCAATGAGAAGTTGGGCAAAGGCGTACAAAAAACGCCTGATGTCACAAATAAAGTACTTGTATTTTCCGGCACTCTTGATGATTTGAAATTATCCACCGATGACGCGAAAAAAAGCCTGAATGAGTTGTTTTCGATGATGTTTGGCAAGGGTACGACCGCAATCAAGCAAGCGGACGGAACTATCAAAGCCTACGCCAGCGACAAATTGAGCGCCGCATATTTAAAAGATATGGCGCATTTGAAAGGAGAGCAGGAAGAAACCAAGCTCAAAGGAAAGGCGTTATATCAACATCGCGGACTGCGCGAGGGGCAGGAAAAGGGCTACACCGGGAAAATGCTTGATGATTACGTTGCTCAGTACACCCAAACGAACTTAGCGAAAGACGAGCAGAAAGGCGGTAATAAGAAAGGCTCGAAAGTCGATTACGACAAGCAATACACAAAAGAACTTAGCGAAATGCAGAAGAAGTTGTCGGAAGTAAAAGCCAACGCTCAAGACATTGCTTTATTTGGTCAGCCTAGCCAATATCAGGAAGTAAATAAACTCACTCAAGATATTGTTGCCAATGCTGAAAAATATGCTCATTTCGGTGCAGAAGGTATTGTTAATTTAAAACGCCTTGCGAGTGAAATAGATAGTGCTAATCAGGAAGTTGCAATCAATCGATTAACTTCTGAAAACTCCGAAAGATTACAGGCAATGGAGTTTGAATTAACACTACTTGGCAAAACCCGCCAAGAGCAAGAATTAATTCAATATAACCATCAGCTTGATCTCGAGGCGGCTAAATTAAAAAATGGCATGGGCGAGAAAAATATCGCTAAACTTGATGAAGAAATTGCCAAGTTGAAAGCACGCCGCGCAGAAATCCAAAAGCAAGCCGAAGAAGCGCGCGGAAGTGCGGTCGAAGGTGTTAAACAGGGAATGGCTACAATTGAAGAAAATGTAACAAATGTAGCCGGCAATATGAGTAATGTGACGGTTAACGCATTTAATTCTATGTCTGACGCATTAACTGACTTTGTTATGACCGGCAAAGCGGATTTTAAAGGCATGGCAGTATCAATTATACGAGATATTTCTAACATGATTATCAAGATGATGTTATTCAATGCGATAAAATCTGCCGCAAGTTCGATGGGCTTTGGTTTTGCTGATGGTGGCCCAGTTGGTGGGTACGCTACAGGTGGTCACGTTATCGGTCCTGGCACCGGCACAAGTGATTCAATCCCTGCTTGGTTGTCTAATAATGAGTTTGTAATGACCGCCCGCACAGTGGATCATTACGGCGTTGGATTTATGACGGCAATCAATCAGCGGAAACTGCCGAAATTTGCTAACGGCGGGCGCGTTGGTGGTGGCGGATCGCCGAGTTATACCGGCTTACTTAATCGCGTGGACGGCGGAAATATCTCGGTTAAAGTTATTAACAACGGTGAACCAATGGAAGCGCGAGTTAGTCGAGAGCAACGTGGCGATCAGGTTGAAATCACAGTTGAATTGATGAGGAAAATTGCGGATAGCCGTATTGCCTATCATCAACAAGAAAGTATGCGACAAGGGGGCGCGTTTGCTCGATGAAAACATTTAAGTGGTGTATTCGTCCGAATTTTGAAGTTAACAACGAGCCAAAAGTTGACGAAATGGAATTCGGGGACGGCTACAAACAGCGTCGCCCGTCTGGTATAAATGCGCTATTACAAGCTTACTCGGTGACGGTGAAAGTCAAAAATAAAGAACGGTTTGATGTACATGAGTTCCTGCGGGAACACAAAGGCATCAAGCCGTTTTTATTTAACGACCCGTACAGTGGGCAACAGGTTAAAGTTGTCTGTAAGAAGTGGCCAGCGAAAGTCGGCACTGTTTACACGGAATTTTCGTGCGATTTTGAGGAAACGTTGTAATGCCACAAGCAATTAGCAATCAATTTAAATTAGACCTCGCCAAACTTGAACAAAACGCAATGATCGAGTTTTGGGAGGTGGATTTGCGCGGGCTAAAAGATTCGGACGGCATGAGCGGCGAATTATATCGTTTTTATGCCGGTACTAATGAAATGCGCAAGCCTATTGTCTGGCAGGGGCATACATATGAAGCCTATGGCGTAAGCGCTGATGGTTTTGAAATATCAGGTCAAGGCCCGAGCAATCGCCCTACGTTGAATTTGATGAATCTTGATGGATTTGTTACCGCACTTTTGATTAGATTCGATCAGTGCTTGGGCGCCATTGTCCGCCGACGAATGGTCTATATGCAGTATCTTGACGCCGTGAATTTTGAAAACGGCAATAAGCAAGCCGATCCGACGCAAGAAGCATTAAGCCTGTTTGTCATTGAACAGGTCGCAACGCATAAGCGTGATGTTATCTCGTTTACGTTGGCTTTGCCGATGGAAACGGACAACGCTTACATATCATGCCGTATGATTACAACAATCTGCTCATGGCTTTACCGTGGCGTGCGGTTATAACGGGGCGGCGGTGGCGGACGAAAAGACCAACCCACCACCGACCTGAAAAAAGACAAGTGCAGCGGATTAGTTAGCGGATGCGCCTTGCGTAAAAATCTGCTTAATTTTGGTGGATTCCCGAGCGTTGATAAACTGGGGTAAAAAATGAACATACCAGACAAATTAAAAACCGAGTTAATAAAACTCGCTAAACAAAATGAGCCGCGCGAAATGTGCGGCTTTGTCATTTTAAACGGCGGCGAATTGGAGTTTATCAACTGCGAAAATATCGCAGACGATCCAGAAAACTTTTTTGAGATTTCGCCAGATGATTTTCTTTCCGTCGGCATGAAAGGGGATATTGTCGCTCTCGTCCATTCGCACCCAAGTGGCGAACCTGTATTGTCTCCCGCAGATTTTCAGATGCAACAAAATACGGCGCTGGATTGGTGGCTTGTCTGCGATGGGGAGATTCATGTTTTTCCGTGGGTTCCGCCGTTATTAGGGCGCGAATTTATCCACGGGCAAACGGATTGCTATACGTTATTCCGCGATTTTTACCGATTGGCGGGGAAAGAATTCCCGAATTTTGAACGTGATGATTACTGGTGGGAAGATGGCTTTAACCTGTACATGGATCACATGGAAGAACAGGGCTTTAAACGCCTAACCGACGTAAAAAAACTACAAGTCGGCGATGTCATCTTAATCCAAGTCGGCGCCGATGTGCCGAATCATGCGGCGATTTATATCGGCGATCAAATGGTGTTACATCACAGTCCGCGCAGATTATCAAAGCGGGATTTGTACGATGGATACTGGTTAAAGCACACTCATAGCTTATGGAGATTTAAAAATTGGTCACAGTTAAACTTTACGGCTCCCTTAAACAGTTTGGCAGTGAGTTTAAGCTCGATGTAAGGGACACGGCGGAGATTATCCGCGCACTATGTAGCCAGTTACCCAAGTTTAGACAAGTGCTTACACAGGGATTTTTTAAGATCCGAATTGGCAAGCGTTATATGGATAATCGATACATTGAGCGTGATATTGGTTATCAGTTAAAAGACGGTACAACGGTTCACATCACCCCGGTGGTGGCTGGTGCTAAAAGAGCGGGTATCTTTTCCGTCATTATCGGCGTTGTGCTGATGGTGGCGTCTATTTGGACTGGAGGAGCAACGTTTGCCTCCGGTTTAGCGATGACCCTTGGCGGTGTGGCGCAAATGCTAACAAAAATGCCGACTATGCCCGGACAAGGAAAAGAAGCCGAAAAGCAAAAATCGACGTCATTTACAAACTTGGCAAACATGGCGGCGCAAAATAGACCGGTGCCGCTTGCTTACGGGCGAATCCGCGCCGGGTCGTTGATAATCTCCCAAGGGGTTGAGACATACGACGTCGAGACGGCGAAAACGAGCCAAAAGCCGGCAGGTTTTAGAAAAGGCAGAATGTAAAAACGAATTGAAATTTGACCGCACTTTTATGTGCGGTTTTTTATTTTTGAGAGGTATCGCATGGGCGGTGGTGGCGGTGGCGGTGGTCATACCCCGTACGAAGCACCGGAAACGGGGCGCAGCAAGCAGGCAGTAAAAATTGTTGAAATTATCTCCGAGGGAGAGATTAAAGGGCTTGTAAACGGGGTGCAGTCTGTTTTTTTGGATAATACTCCGATACAAAACAAGGACGGGACTTGGAATTTTAGCAACGTTGAAGCTGAGGGGCGAATTGGTATCCAAGACCAAGATATTTTAGAGGGCTTTAATACGTCCGAAAAAGAGGTATCCGTTGGCACACAAGTGCGAAAAAATACCCCGCTCACAAGAACGGTATCAGATCCAAAAGTATCACGTTTGCGCTTGACCCTTGGTGTACAAAGCCTATTTCAGCAAAACGATCAGGGCGACACGCACGGGGCTAGCGTTACACTTAATATTTTTATCGGTGCGCGCGTAATCCAGTTGACAATCTCCGGCAAATATAGCTCGCAGTACTTGCGCCAAATTGAGATTGATAATCTCCCTCCGGCACCGTTTATAGTACGGGTTGAGCGTGTGGAGACAGATAGCATATCACAGCGCTTGCAGAATAATACGATTTGGGCGAGCTATACCGAAATCATCGAAACGCAATTAGCGTACCCTAATACCGCACTTGTCGGCATTAAGTTTGATTCGGATTATTTTTCCGCCATCCCTAACCGCACTTACGAGGTTTACGGGATTATCGTACAAGTCCCTAGCAACTACGACCCGCAGACGCGGACTTATACCGGTATTGGGGACGGGACTTTTAAAGCGGCGTGGTCGGACAACCCGGCGTGGGTGCTTTATGACTTGTTAAAAAATAAGCGTTACGGTTTCGGGCGCCGAATTGGTGATTTTGCCGTAGATAAGTGGGCGCTTTACAACATCGCCCGCTACTGCGATCAGTTGGTTGATGACGGTTTCGGCGGTAAAGAGCCGCGCTTTACTTGTAACGCATGGAGCACGGAGCAACGCCAAGCATACGACGTTATCAATGATATTTGTTCGATTTTCCGCGCAATGCTGGTGTGGAACGGGCGGGAATTTACGGTAATCCAAGACCGCCCCACCGATCCTGTTTGGACGTACACAAATGCCAACGTTGACAAAGAAGGCTTTACCTACTCTTATTCGGCGATGAAGGCACGCCACAACAAAATCCACGTTGAGTACGCCAACGCACAGAACAACTATGAAAAAGATGTTATCTGTGTTTCAGACGATGATTTGATCCGCCGTTACGGTTTAAACGTGAAAAAAGTTACCGCTTTTGGTTGCACCTCACGTGGGCAAGCATATCGTACCGGGCGTTGGATTTTGGAAACAGAAAAGCTGGAAACTCGCACGGTCACATTTACCGTTGGCGCCGAAGGATTAATGCACGTACCGGGCGATATTATCCTTGTTGCTGATAACGACTATGCCGGGACGCAGATTGGCGGACGCGTGCTATCAGTTGAGCAAAACACGGTAACAATCGACCGTGAGACGCAATTTAAAGCCGGTGACAAATTTATGTTTTACAACCAAGCCGCTGAGGTCGTCAGTGTTAAAGTGGCGGAAGTGTTAACGGGTAATAAATTGCGCCTGGAAGTGCCACCAGCAGGCTTAACGGAGTATGGTGTTTGGTTGCGTCATGGTGACAAAATCCAACCGCAGTTATACCGAGCATTAAGCATTAAAGAGGATCGCAATGGCAAGTACACCATTACCGCAATCCAACACGAGCCACAAAAAGAAGCTATCGTTGATAGCGGGGCGCACTTTGAACCGGTGTCATTTAGCGAGACGCCAGAAAGATACCGCATCCAAAACGTTGATGTAGCGGTGACGGATGGGGGCGTTAAATTAACATTTGATTATTTTGCGAAAAATGAATCCATCGTCAAATATCAAGTAAAACTTTACCGTACTTTTGACGGTAAAACCTCGCTATATAAAGTCTATGACGATTTGACAACCACAAGTATAACATTTGCTGGATTACCGAACGGCTCATATACCGCTGAAATCCGTGCAAAAAATGGTGTTGGTCAGCTATCCGATCCGGTAACGCGCACGTTTGAGATTAATCTCGATATTAAGCGGTTTGTAACCAAGTCATTATTGTTTGCGATTGAGCTTGATTGGGATTTGCCAAAAACCGCCGCAGTCGGAAACTATACCGAGGTTTGGCGCAGTACCACTAATGACATCAGCAAGGCGGTTAAAGTGGCAACATTGCCATACCCTCAAAACAATTACATTATGAGCGGAGTAAGCCTTAATGAGCAGTATTATTTTTGGTTGCGCTGCGGCGATAAAAACGACAATAAGGGTGAATTTACCGCCGCAGTATTTGGCGAAGCAGATCATAACCCGGATAACTTGTTAAATGCGTTAGAAGGGAAAATTACTAAATCTCAACTTGGCCAAGAGCTCATAAACTCCATTAAAGCTGATATTAATAATGCAGTTGGAGAAGAAGCTAAAACAAGACAAACCGCTGTCGCAGGTGCATTAGCTCAAATAGCTGCACAAGCCCAATCATCAGGAACCACAATTAAAAATCTTGAAAAAGCAGACCAAGCACAAGCTGAAACGATCAAAACTGTGACAGCGAAGGCAGAATCAGCTTTATCAGGTATTACTGCAGTAAGACAGGCTCAAGCGCAAAGTGATAAAGCAAATGCCCAACAAATTAACGCCTTAACCGCTAAAGTTGGCAATGCAGAATCAACAGTATCACAGGTGAGCAGTGCTGTTGCCGGGCTTAATGGCGAAGTTAGCTCAATGCATACAATCAAAACACAAGCTATTGCTGGTGGACGGACTGCTGTTGCTGGAATTGCTCTTGGTGCAAACCATGAAGAAAGTTCGGTCATTGTTATGGCCGATAAATTCGGAATTGTTGCCAATGCTAATGATGGCAATGTCAAACCTGTATTTAGTGTAGCTGATGGTCAAGTCGGTATTCGTGGTGATTTGGTTGTGGCTGGGTCTGTGACGAGAGATAAGTTGTCATCAGGTGGCGGCGGGAACCTCTTTTATAATCCGATTTTTGCTAATCCTACAGATGGTGTGCCTCACGGGTGGACTAAATTTGAGGAGGGCTTACCAGACGATAAGCGGGGGGAAAGATTATGTTTACAAGATCCTGATTATGGATTAGGCAAGGATGGATATTTAAAAAATGAGAATATCTTGAGGTGGCATAATAAATTAACAGGTAATGTAAACACAAGGTGTGGCATACATCAAAATGTACCCGTGTCAGCTAATAAATGGTATATGGTCTCCGCCTATATGGGGAATCATAGCTGCTCAAAGGTTGAAATTTATATTGATGTGCGAGGACGCAACGGAGAATGGCTATTACATAAAACCACACCTAGCGTGCCTAAAAACAAAAACTTTGTAGGTATTAATGACGCAGAGCGAGCATTTATTAAATTTCAAGTGCCGCCTAATGGTGTAAGTGTTGATGTATTTTTCTTCTTCTACGACGCTGACGGCTCAAATGCAAATGGCTGTTGGATGTTTGTCGGTCGACCAATGCTTGAAGAGTGTACCGAGCACACGACCGAGCCTAGCCCATGGCAAAATGCAGGTTTAACGGAGGTCCACGGCGGAAGCATTATTGCTAATACAATCCGCGGCGACCACATCCAAGCAAACCAAACGCTAAGAGCGCCAATAATTCAGGGTGGTCAGTTGAATATTGGTGATGGTAGATTTGCTGTAAATAATCAAGGGCTGGTGTCTATTCGCGCAAATCCAAAAGCTAACGTTGGTTTAAACATAAATAATGAGACGATCATTGTTTATGATGAGCGCGGGGTAGTGAGGGTTAAAATAGGGAGGTTATCATGATTATTTATATTGCATTAGTTACGGCAATCGCATTGGTGGTTGCTTTTTTTGTTTTTAGATGGAGACGGTTAAAAAAAGGAGGTAGTGTGCCATCATACGGGATACAAACATTTGATCATAATGGCAATGTGATCTTTGACTCTACTATGCCCAGACTTAGATTGATTGGAGAGTATATCGTATCGGCTAAATCTGAGATGTTTTTTACATACTCAATAAAGGACACTGAGCGACTAGTTGGGTGGTTGTTACCAATAGATAAGGCCCCGACAGCACAGTGGGAGGTTTTCCTTAGGGTCGAAAACAAAAAAATAACATGCTCCCCGGCTTTAAATGGGATTAAAAATCCTCATCAATACAAACTAATTATAGGAGTATATTAATATGTCAGAGTACGGTATTAATTCTTCAGGCCTTAAGATTGACTCCAAATATCGGTCTTATGTCCACAAATCAACCTACAAGTTAAGTCAAGAGTGCATTAACGGAGAGTTGACTACTGCGATGATCGATTGTGAGCCTACAGATGTTTTTGTTGTATGCGATCTACATCACTCAGATCCGCTAAACGTTAATAGATACAATTCTGTGCTGATGTATTACGACAACAACACTAAGTCATGTTGGATTTACTTTTTGCCCAGTAAACAATGGCGCCAAAGCAACTATAACAGTGCATAAATTTACTCTGGCTCATAAGTCAACGGATAAATATGGTTTTGAGATATACGACGATCGAGGGAGAGTAGTGTTAAACTCGTCCGAAAAGCCACTGTTAGTGCAAGACGTTGTAAGGCTTGGAGGGCAATCGCAAGTTACTAAAATTTATGGGTATAAGGTAGGACTGCTCGCGCAACAGTATTTTACCATACCGACTGGTAATTTTGGGAGCTACCAAGAATTACTCCCGGGTCTTAAAGTTGGCAGCAATAATTCGGTTAGCTATATGTGTTTTAACACCACCGAAATAAACGGCGAATACATCGGGGATTCGGTCCCCGCAAAGCCGATCAATGAAACATACTCAAGTATGATAATTATCAATTTATCTAACATATAAGGAAAAAAATGAAATACATCTCAAAACAAATCGAAGATGCACGCACAGGTTCAATGTCAGAACATCATACTGTAACAGGATTGCAAGTTGATTATGTTAATAATAGTACATTTGTTACTATTGCATCGTACGTATCAAAAGCTAAAAAGGATGAAGGAAAAGAATCCTTATCTGTAAATACCTTCACCATTCAATCCGTGCCTGAATGGGATAAAATTCCTTATGAATGGGCTTTAGGTGAGCTAGTTAAGGCACAGCCTGAAGGTTTTAGTCCTGAAACATATATAGGCTATGTAAACCCATATATGTTTGCTGGTGGGAAAATTAAAGAGTAGCAATAAAAG